GCATGATATTGAGCGTATAGAAAATCAGTTCGCGGCTTTTTGCATAACCGTTATCATTAACGAAGCAAAAAACATACATCGAAACAATAACAATAAACAAAAGAACGAAAAGCCATTGGGCGACTTAACAATGAGTGAACTTGCTCAGTTGTCAACAATGGATACATATTTCCTCGGCGACCAAACTTTTGAAGTTTCGGAATTTGACGGCAGCAAAGTTAAAGTCGTTATTATGGATTCTGATTTATACGATGTATTAAGTCGGTTGCCGAAAGACAAGTTGGATATTATTTTATTGTCGTATTTTTTAAGAAAGAGTGACCGTGAGATTGCCGAAAATGTCAATGTGGTTCAATCTACTCTTAACCGTAGGCGGAATAAGATTTTGGCGCTTCTTCGGGAACTTTATAACGAGGAGAGTGGCTTATGAAATCTTATAATAGAAAACCTATTCCGTACAGCACCATTGTCGCTGTAGTAAACGGTGACCCCGTTGCAGTTGACGAAGTTTTGAATTATTACAGAGGATTCATCCGAAGTAAATCCATCCGGGCTTTCAAGGATGAATATGGGAATGAAAGTTATTCAGTTGACGAAAGTGCCGTTGCACAGATTGAAGCGAAATTAATCGAAAAAATCATCGTCAAATTTAAGCCTTTTTAAAGGATAAGGGGTGCGACCCTTTCCGCACCCCAAATGTCATAATCATATTTTTAAAATACATAAAATGGTTGTGTATTTTAAAAGGCTGATTAAGTCTAAAATTTTTGTTCTTTGACAAAGAAAGCAAACCCTGTTTTGCAGTATAGACGATTCAAAACTTTTAGTCTGTGCCGAGCTATTATAGTGAGTGCGCCACGACTGTCTTCCTATATATAATAATAGGGGCACGAGCGATAAACACTCTTACCATATGTACAGGGGTGGAAACCCTGTATGCAACGACTCACAGATGAACTAATGATACGCCTGTCTTGAACGCCTCACAGCATTGGGCAGTTGTGTGAGAACCACACAGGGGTGAGATTCCCGTGGAGCCTTCCAAGCCGTTTGAATAGTCACTAAACTTTATTTGAAAAATAACTCTTATTTGAATATTTATGGTACTTTAATGAAACAATAAAAACGGACGATGGAAGGAGGCCAACCATATGAAGAAACCCGATGAAAATAGTGATGAAAAATTAAAGCTAAAAAAATTAACTCTTACAGCTTGGGCGAAGATTTTACTCGCAGAAGGTATGATTGACCTTGCCAAGTGTAACAGGATGATTTCTATGATTGAAAAAATGACAGCATAACCCTCAAAGCCGCTTACCAAGCGGCTACATATATTTTATTAGTAGTTTTTGGTAATTTCACAAAACGCCTTGACACCTAAAATAAAGCGCGTTATCATTATAGTGTAGATTAAAAGAAAGTTGGAAAATGTCTATGGATATATATGCAGTTGCTAACCAAATGAAGATGGAACGAAAAACCATTTTTGATTTAAAATTAAGAGTAACTTTCTATGGTCGTGTATCCACAACAAGAGAAGAACAGGAGAACTCAATCGAACATCAGATTAGTTACTTTACAGAACTCATACAAAACAATCCGCATTGGGAATATGTTGAAGGATATGTTGACCGTATTCGTGGTGAAAGTGCCGTAAATCGTGAAGAGTTTATGCGAATGATTGAAGACGGCAAAAACGGCGAATTTGATTTAATTCTTACAAAAGAGGTTAGCCGTTTTGCAAGAAACACTATCGACAGTTTGACATACACAAGAGATTTGCTTCGTGCGGGTGTGGGTGTATTTTTCCAAAATGATAATATTTGCACTATAGATACTGATAGCGAGCTTAGACTTACAATAATGTCAAGTATAGCAGCAGACGAAGTTCGTAAACTTTCGGAACGAGTTCGTTGGGGTCATAAAAGGTCTATCGAAAACGGTGCCGTTATGGGTAACAGTAGAATTTTCGGTTACGACAAAGATGACTGTAAACTTGTTATAAATGAACCTGAAGCCGAAATGATTCGCTTTATTTTTGAACAATATGCTACCGGACATATCAGTACACGAAAAATTGAAGATATGCTTTATGAAAAAGGATATCGTGGCAGAAACGGAACTCGTATTCAGCACACGACAATTTCCGGTATTATTCAAAATCCAAAATACAAAGGTTTCTATTGTGGCAACAAGGTTAGAATCGTTGACTACAGAACCAAGGAACAAAGATTTTTGCCTGAAGAAGAATGGATTATGTATAAAGACGAAACAGGTGAAATCGTTCCGGCAATCGTGTCCGAAGAATTGTGGGACAGATGCAATGAAATCTTTGTTGAACGAAGTGCGGCTATCAAAAGCAGAACTCGCACCTTTAAAGATAGAAGTATTTTTACAGGAAAGATATGGTGTGCATCACACCAAAGACCATATTGGAGAACAAGTTTTTCCAACAGCAAATCAAAGGGTTTAAGTGTTTATCAATGGATATGTTCTGAAAAAAGAAGATACGGTGCAAAAAACTGTTCTTCGTTTGCAATAATGGAGTCGGAACTTTATAAAATGCTTAGTGAGTATTTCACCGACATTGCCGAAAATATTGAAGAGTATGTTGATGACTTCATAAAGATTTATAAAATGAGTGATAAACCCAACACGACCAAAAAGCAAATTGCAGACATTAAGGCAAGGATTGATAAAGAGAAAACCAAGAGAGATAAACTTCTTGATTTGTATGTGGAAGGAACAATTGACAAAAAGGAATTTACCGACAGAAATGAATCAATGGGTGTACTCATTGCAGACCTTGAAGCAGATGTTAGAAATCTTGAAAAGAATTTCAAAGATGATGACGAATATTTAGATAGTGTCAAAAAAATTCAGAATTATTTCAAGACGATGTATTTTCCGGGTGTGTATATGACGGAAACTGCTGTTGATGAAATGGTTGATGCGATTATTGACAGAATTGATATTGTCCCGATTAACGAAAACACGATGCGATTAGAGGTAAAACTGAAGTCAGGTGGCAGAGGTGATATCACTTATATTCGCAACGGAAAGCAATATTCTTGCCGTTACGGTGACATTAGCAAGAAAATGATTAAATCCTACGAAGAATCCATGAAATAACAGCTGTTGCTGATATTTGATGATACTTCAGACTCATAGTCTGCAAAAATACCGGAATAGTCTAGATTGACTGTCCGGTATTTTTGCATAAATATAAAATGGTAAAGGAGACATCTATATGTGTTCGATTTGTGCAATAGCAGATTTTACCACCAATGAAAAACTCAACCCCGGAATCTTAGCAATGATGGGAAAGACTATGAAGCATAGAGGTCCTGATGACACGGGCATGTATCTTGGAAGAAATGTAATAATGCATCACAACCGCCTTGCAGTCATGGACATAAGCGGAGGCAAGCAGCCTATGAGCGCCATATGTGACAACAGAAAATATACAATCGTGTATAATGGTGAGATATATAATACCGACGAGCTGAAATCGCAGCTCAAAGAGCACGGGGCTCACTTTTCTACAAGCTGTGACACCGAGGTTGTTCTGTGGTCATACATAGTATGGGGGCAATCTTGCGTGGAATATCTCAACGGCATATTTGCTTTTGCCGTATATGATGAGTCTGAAAGATGCCTTTTCATGGCAAGAGATCGCTTTGGGGTCAAGCCGTTTTTCTATAGCTTTTTAGGTTCAACTCTTCTCATAGCATCTGAAATCAAAGCTCTTCTTGCTCATCCGCTCATTAAGCCCAAGGTTGACAAAGCAGGTCTTTGGCAGCTGCTCTTTTTGTCGCCTGTATCGCTCAATTCGTCTACTGTGTTCAGAGACATTTATGAGCTTGCGCCGGGTGAAAAGGCGCTTTTTAGCTCAGATGGTTTCAAGGTAGAAAAATACTGGCAGCTCACCGCCGAGCCTTTTTGTGACTCGCGAGAAGCTGCCATCTACAAAACAAAGGAGCTGCTTGCCGACAGCATTAAGC